CACTTCTTCTGGATCTTCGGACACCCTGAGGTCTACATCCTCGTGATCCCGGCGTTCGCGTTCATGTCGGAGATCATTCCCGTCTTCTCCCGCAAGCCGATCTTCGGCTATCCGGTCATGGTGGCGGCGACGGTCTGCATCGCCTTCGTCAGCATGAGCGTGTGGGCGCACCACATGTTCACGATTGGCATGAACTCGTACGCCAACAGTTTCTTTGCGATCACCACCTTGGCCGGTGGCGTTACCGCCCTTCATCGAGGACTCGACGTAGGCTTGCAGCGTCTCGTGGTCGTTCATCGCGTTGACGCTGGTATTGTCCACGCCGACGCTGCCGGCGTTGCGGTAGGCGGTGTAACCCTTGGTCACATCGACGCCGTAGATCTCCTCGATCTGCGCGGTGCTGAGCATGAACTGTTCGGTGACCCGGCGGCACCCGAGGAAACTCGGCAGGTGCCGGCACCGCCGGTCGGGAATGATCATGTTGCTGTCGGGGTAGTCGAAGATCAGCCCCTCGCGCAGCACGATCTCGCGCTCCTTGGCGAGAGCGTTGATCGTCAGGCTCATCTCTTCCTCGCCTGCACTGTCGGGCAAGGTCTCACCGTCCATGTAGTCCTGGATCTGCCGGGCGGCGGTATCGATGCGCTCGCGCATGTCACCGACCGGCCGGGCCCCGGAAGGGTCGCGCGTGGTGACCCGCTGGAAACCCAGCTTGACGTAGCCGACGCCCGTGACGATGGCACGGCGCACAGTGTGCTTCATCATCTTCTTGAACGGGATCGCCTGCTCCTCGACGTTGTAGTGGTAGACGATCTCAAGCGTTTGCCCCATGCGGCGCAGCAGCTCCTCGGTCTGCTTGACGCTTTGTGCATCGTTGATGATCGCCTGCGCATTGGGGTCGAGGGGGTTCATCATCAGCGCCTGCATCGCCGCCTGCAGGGTCTGATAGGTGCCGTCCCACACGGTGTTCAGGATGCGCTTACGCACCTTCGCCGATACCGTGGGGTTCTTGGCGTAGAGCGTCGCGGTGAGCTGCTGCACGTGGTGCAGGCAGATGTTGCAGACGTACTCGTTAGGCCGGGTCCAGAGGCTGTTGTCCGGCCACTGCAGGCCCATGGTGAAGTTCATGTCCTCCAGCATGCGGTCGAACACTGGTTTCCAGTGCGCCCGCGCACGTCGCACGTCGTCCTGGATCGCGTTGAGTAGCGCTTTCCGCGCGGTGGTCGGCTCCGGCGTGTCACGCTGGATCGAGGGGATCGGATTGCCCTGCGCCGAGAGGTCGGGCCCAGGTGCCTGCTCGGGGCTGCCGTCCGGCGGTAAGATCCCGCTCATCGCACCGCGCCCTTCGTGTTGTACATCTTGCCGCAGTTGAGGTTGCAATAGAGCCGGCGTTTCGTACGATCATCCGGCAATGGTGCGCCGCAGCGCAGGCAGAACGTACCGCGCCGGGACTTGGCCGATCGCGGTCTGACGCGGGGCTTCTCGACCACCCGCACCGAGCGAAGGGCGTCCATCACCAACCGCCCTTGATCAGGCTGCGCTCGCGCTCGCGCTTGGCCGCCGCCTTGATCGCGCCGAAGGTCATCGGCGCGAACTCGCGCGGCTTCTCATTGGGCCCGCGCGCCGAGACCATGGTGTCGAGGCCGAGGCCGAGATGACCGAGGGCGTCCACGATGTCATCATGCGGCGCGTGCGGAAAGCCGAGGATCTGCTTGCGCGCCTCCGGCCACCAGGCCGCAAAGGCCGGGAACCGCACCTTGCCCATAGCCATCCGCCCTTGGATCGACTGCGCACGGGTCTGCTTGTCCATGGCGACCGGCATGTCGTGGATAGCGGCGAACACGCCTGTCTCCAGCATGCGCTTGCGCAGGAAGGGGCCGATCGATTTGGAGATGTGCCCGCGCTCGGCGAACCAGGCCAGCGGCTTGTATCGGCGTATCAGCCCCAGCATGCCCTCGACCACCACGTCGGTGGTGGCGTGGCGCCACCACACGTCGGGCAGCACCCAGAGCAGGCCCTGATTGTCCACCCCCACCGGGATGAGGCACGTCCGGTCGCGCGTCTGATTGACGGAGACAGCGTGATCGGAGGCGCAGTAGATTCGCAACTGGTCGCGTGGTGGCAGCTCGACCGCCTGGTAGGTCTTCAGCCAGCTCTCATCGAAGAACCGCGACCCCGGCACCGTGGGACGGCCCTGGTAGAGGGCGGCGAACCCGCGCGGATCGCTGTCCTGGATCTCCTTAAAGAACGGGGCGTCGAAGCGTTCCGGCCAGAGCGGGTCACCCAGCTTGCGGCCGAGCGGATCATCCTGCACCGCGAGGGCGGGCAGATCGAGGATGTGCCAGTGCTTCGCGGTGCTGGCGGTGTAGTGGTCGTTGTCCGGGTCGGTGATCCGCCCCACCGCGTCGTCGGCGTGCCAGCGCGTCTGGATCAGGCAGATTCGCGCGTCCTTGTCCATCATGCGGCTGCGGAACACCTGGCTGAGCCAGTCCCAGAGCTGATCGCGGATGAGCTGGCTGTCGGCCTCCTTGCGATCCTTGATCGGATCGTCGCAGATCAGCACGTTGGCCCCTCGCCCCGTGAGGGTCCCGCCTCGGCCTGCAAAGGCATACATGGCACCGGCCGCGTTGACGAGGCGGTCGGATGCCTGGCTGTCGGTGCGCAGGCGCATGATCGCGTCGGGGAACACCTGCGCGTAGAGCGGCGAAGTCATGGTCTCACGCACCGCCTTGCCGATGTCTTCAGAGAACGTCTGGTTGTAGGTGGCGAAGATAGCGGACCACCACGGATGCCGGCCGGCCATCCAGGGGATGAACAGCTTCGACGCTAACGCCGTCTTGCCGTGTCGTGGAGGCATCGTAATTATTAACCGCCGAATATCACCTCGCTCCAGCTTCATCAGCGCGTCGGCAATAGCCTGATGCGGCTTGGCACAGATATACGTCGAACGCGACACATCCTCCATGTCTTCAGGATCAGGGTTCATGAACTGGGCGAACTTCAGCAGGCTGTCACGCGCCTCATAGGCGGCGGCCATACGCGCGTAGATTCGCGCCTCGGCCTCCGCCGGGCCGTGCTGGACAATCGGCTTGTCCACCACGAGGCGTCGAAGGCGCCGGCCTTTACGCTGGGTGACGGCCATCAGCCCGTCGCCTGTTTCACGTAGTCAGTCATGGACTGCGGCAGCGGCGCCGGCGGCAGGTTCAGATACGTGCCCGGCTCGACCCGCTGGAAATACTGCTGAAGGCTGATGGGCCCGTGCATCTGAAGATTAGTCGCACCGGGCGTGAACCCCCAGCGCCCAGCGCCCATCGGCGCCCATGACCCGCCTTCGTGACCATCCGCACCGTGATACTGGCTCTCGTTGCTGAAGCTCGGGTGGTTGGGTTTCTTGAAGGTGTCCGGCAGATGTCCGTCCGGCGACTGCGCCGCACCTGCCTTGAAGGCACCGCGCAAGTCATAGTCGCGAGTGTCTTGCGTCACGTCGCGCTTCTGCACCGCCGACTGGAGTGCAATCCAGTTCTGGTATTGCATCTCGTCAGCCGGCGACAGCGGCGTATTGTAATGCGCGCTGAGATCAGGCGGGCCGCTGTCGGTGAGCGGGACGTAGGGCATCAGCGACGATGATCCACAACGGGCGCGTGACGCGGGCTCTTAGGCCGCAGCGGCACCGGCCCAGGCCCCGGCCCCAGCGAGGGTGGCGGCACCGGGCCGGGGGCGCCGGGCAGCGGGAACGCGGTGGGCGGGCCGCCGGGACCCGCACCGGGCGGTAGGCCTGGAGGCAAACCGGGTGGGCCCGGTGGCGGCGGAAACGGCGAAGCCGGACCCGGCGGCCCCGCACCGGGCGGGCCCATCGGATTGGTCATGCCGCCCATGGCGCTGCCCGGCGGGATCATCCCCATACCGGGCGCCTGACCTGGCGGCAGCGCGCCTTGCGGCCCACCGGGTGCGCCCTGCATGAGGCGTCCCAGCAGGATCGGCAGCACGCTCGACGCCTGCATGCCAACCTGTTGCATCTGTTCCGGCGACATGAAGCACATGGCTGAACCTATAGTGTTTCTACTGAAGCAACAAATACGGCGTCATGTCACGGTGAAGGACGCCGAGGTCGCGGTGCCAACCGGCGAGGTCGACTTGACCACGGCATAGGCTGGCCCAGCGGCTGCGGTGTTCGCCGGGAACGTGGTGGTGAAGGCACCGGTAACAGGATCGACCGTGGCAGTCTGCGTCGCCTTCAGCACGCCGTTGTTCCACAGCTCCACCGAAACCGAGGTGGGCAGCCTGACGCCCTTGGCCGGCGTGATGGTGCCGGACACGACGATGGCAGCGGTGTGCGCCGTGGTGGGGATCGTCGGGATGGTCACGACGATCGCGTTGCCCGACTTCAGGTATTTGCGCCGGGCGTTCTTGAGCACTTTGAACACGCCGTGCGGATGCGGCGGGTGCGGGGCGACGGCCATGTCTCAGTTCCTCTCAGTAGACAGCAGGCACTTATCTACAATTTTTGAAAGTAACACGTTACGGTTTTCGGCGTTGTGGTCGAAGACCCAGGCCGTGACTCCGAGGAACAAACAGTTCAAAATGACCAGCAACAAAAATGCTGGTGGCAGGACGCGAATCAGTTTCTCGCTGATCGACACCAGCACATTGTTGCGCGCTGGGGCCGGCGGGTCGCTCATGGATCGGTATGCGGATCAGCACCGTTGGCACCGCCAGCGGTGCGCTTCGGCATCATCATCGAGGGCGGCTCGGCGTCATACTCCTGGCACTGCTGCTGGATCGCGGTCAGCAGCGGGGCCACCAGGCGGTAAGGCCCCTCGGCGAGCTGCACCAGCAGGGTGTTCCATTGTTGGGCGTTCAGCGTAACGGCGATATTGGTGTTTGCGTCGATCATGTGGCCTCCAGGACGGTGATGCGTTGGTCGAGGGTCTTGATCGCGTTGACCACGGCGGCAAGGATCATCTCGGACGCGACAGCTAGCGCATCCGGCAGGCCGATACCGGCCTCGGTCACCGCCTCGGGGATGATCGGCTGGACGTTCTGCGCGGAGAACCCGATCTCGTCAGCCGGGTAGACTTCGCCTTCCGGCCCGAGCCGGTGGAAGTTGATCGGCTCGATCGCGAGGATCTCGGGCAAACCCACGGTGGCGGGCGTGATGTCGGTCTTCAGGCGCTCGTCGGACACGTCGCGGTAGGCGCCGTGCCCGCCGACCCACGCGAGGTTGTTATAGCACCGGCCATCGAGCGGGCTCATGACCCAGCACTGCTGGTTGTTCATGACCCAGATTGCGTCGCCCGTGGTGGTGTTGAAGTCCCAGTAGTAACCGCCCGCCATCTGCATGACGCGGCCAGAGCCGCCGGGGCCGATCACTATGTTGCTGCCGTGCGCGAACAGCGCGGCACCCGCCGAAATATTGCGCGCAGCACTGATATCGACAGACGCTGTAACACTGCTGTTGGCGTTAACGTTGCCGGTGGAGTTCACATAGCCGCCCTGCACCGTGCCGGCCGCGACCACGTTGCGTTGGGCGTTTACATCGAGACCAACCGTCCAGCTTTGTGCGACTGACCCATTGCCTGAACCATCGATCGTGAACAATACAGCACTGTCACCGCCACGGACGTACTGCATAGTCCCGTTGGCCCGCGCGTAGCGCCACGCCCAGCCGCCGCTGTCCTGCACGTAGTAAGCGTAGGTCGCATCGCCGGTAAGGTAGCCGCCAGTGGGTCCAACTATATGAGCGTTCGCTGTGATGTTGCCTGATACGGTCCCGCCAGCGAGCGGCAGAAAGCTACCGATGGCGAAGCTGCCGACATTGGTGTTGTCCACCCACGCCTGCAGTTGCGTGCCTGTCCAGTTGAATGCGTAGAAGTGCGCCGCACCCTGTGCATACGAAATACCGGCGCCGCCGACAGTCAAAGGCCCGGTCAACACGCCGCCCGTTAGCGGCAGGCGCAAGGCGTCCTGCGTGTCCACGTAGAGCTTGGTCGCGGCGTGCAGATTGGCAGTGGGCGCGCCCGAGAGGGTGAGCAGACCGGTCAGCACGCCCCCGGTGAGCGGCAGCCAGCGCGCGTCGCCTTGAGGGGCGGTGAGGAACTGGTTCCATTCGGAAGCATTGAACGCGTGCGCGGGGATCGCCGCCTTGGCTTGGTAAAGGCCGGTGGTTTGCCGCACGAGGTCGTTGATCGCGTAGGCGGCGGTGGGGCTGTGGAAACGTATGGGGAGAAGATCCCTGGCGGTCGGGGTCGGGTCGATCACACCGAGCTGATTGTCCGCGAAGTTCACGAAGAACTCGCCGACGGGGCGCGTGTTCGGGGGTCGCTGGTTTGATACCGAGGACCGGGCATTCTGCACGCGCGATGTCATGGCTATGTAGCCTCGTGGTTGGCCCGTATATACGGGCGGCTAGACAACGATACCGCGCAGGCCGAGCGACTGCTTAACACTGGCGTAGATGCTGTCGATCTGCGGCTTGGTCAGGATCGCGTTGTAGCTAGCGAAGAACGCGATGTCGCAGGCACCGTTGTTCGTCGCGAGGTTTGTCGATTGTGATGAACCGAGGATTTTCAACATCGCACCGGCGGTGTTGGTATACGACGTGGCATTCGTAGCGCTCAGATTCTTGGTCAGGTCATACGACATCGGGTTAGCGCCGCCACCGTGAGTGACGGCGAAAAAGCGCCAGTCGGTGATTGGCGGCGTGACCAGGCCAACGTTAACGGTTCCGCCGGAGAAAACCTGAAGCGCGGTCGATCCGCCAACATAGGGGCTATATCCGATATAGCCGTTGTAATAGTTGCCTACGATGAATACCTGCGTGCCCACTTGCGATGCCACGGGCGTCTGCCGGCAGGCTATCAGCGCACTCTCCGATGGTGAGTGAAATGGTGATTGCGTTTGCAGCGCACCTGTCGCGTTCTGGCAGTGGATATAGTTCGGGAAATACGTCGGCGGCCCGGCGGTAAAATTGGTGAACGCACCGGATGGGCCGACGTTCTGACTGGTGGCGAGGTCTTTGCCGAGATAGGCCCAGGTGTCCAGGCCAGCGATCACCGGCAAGGGCTTGACGATGGCGGAGGCCGAAAAGTCTACGCCTGCGAGGGTGATGGCGGTCGGCATGGTGTGGTGTCTCCTATGCCAGGCAGCAGATCTGCATGGCACTGCCGTTGCGGTAGATCTGACCGTACTGCACGCCGCCGGCCTTTGCTGTCGTGTCGTCGCTGTAACTGGTGGACGCCGGCAGCCAGTCGAAGAAGAACTTGGGCGCCGCCGTGTTGATGTTGACCGCGCGCATCAGGTTGGTCGCGTGATTACCGAGGCGGAAGGTATGGTTCTCGGTCGCAG